CGCCCCATTGATCGGGAAGGTCATAGGGACGCCATAGAGGTTGTAGGCATTGGCCTGCTTCATGTCGTTCAAGAAGATGAACTGGCCGTTTGCGTCTCTGAGGCCCCTGAGTTTCCCTTTCATGGCAACGCTACCCATTGCGCCGTTCACATCATAGCCGTCCTGCTCCACCAGAGAGAAGAGGCCACCGTCGGCAAGAGCGGCGTCGGCAAGATCCTTGAACGTCAGCTCGGAACCCACACTATCAGAGAAATCGATGTAGTTGGACTTGCTGATAGCCTGAGTCACGATCCCATCGGGCCAGTTGGTCGGAGCTATGCTCCCTGAGTCGTCGTAGAGGATAGCCCGATCGACAAGCTTTCCGGCGGCTTCGACGAGACGGGGCTTGATCATGCTCCAAAGATCGAAGTTCTGTGAAGCCATGTCAGCGATCACAGATTCGGGCACCGGAACGATGACCGCGATCTCCTCCATATACATAGTCACGCCAGACCACTGCACATCTGTGGTCTTCTTGGTGTTACTGGAAGATCTCGCCCCGGCCACCTCATCTACGAAGTAGGCTGACGGGAAGGCGTTCATCATGGGGATCTTGAACGTCTTTGCAGAAACAGGCGGAAGCGCCCGCATCATTCGGAGGCAATAGCTCTGAGTAGGCAATGCCTCGATGATCTCTTTGCTGTACTGATCGGGCAGCAGATATGAGGATGCGTCCGATCTGCTTACATATGCGTCATAATCACTCATATAATCTCAAACCTCATCTGCCCCCGCGCCCGGTGGCGTTCAGGACAGCTTGATTGAAGGCGTTCGGTTGCGGTGGGGTGCTTTGGTCTCGTCCTCCGCCTCCGACGTTTGCCGGAGGGAAAATCTCGGAGACGACGGGAAAGTACTCCTTTTCGACCTTTTCCAGAGTGTCTCCTGGTCGGATCATTTTCTCCAGCGTGGCAAGAGCCTTGTCTGGTTTGCTGAGTTGCCGCTTGTCGATGAGCCCCCTTACCGAGCCGAGAAGTTCCTTTCGCTGAAGATGGTTGTTGATCCTGGTTTCGGCGGCATCGGCCCTTTTGGTCTCGGCCTCGGCCTTTCGCTTCCATTTCTCGGCCTCGGTCTGGCCTGCGGATTCTAGCTCTTCGACCTTGGTCTTGTAGCCCTTCAGCGCCTCGACTTCCGCTTGCAGCGCCTCAAAGTCGGCCTTCGGTACGTGGTTCTTCATCCGCTCGTTCAGCTTGGCCTCGAAGTCGGCCTGAGTAAAGATTTTCTCGTCACCTGTCATGGGAAAGCACCCGCTAAGTCTCGCCGATATCGGACGGCGGCGACGTCTCCAGCAGCAGGCAGCGCCCGTTTAGCGTCCGGGGAGACGAGGATAGATTGCCTGAGCCGAAGATTCGATGGCGAGTTATTTATTGATTATGGTATATATAGTTTGTTATATCGCCCGGATCAGCCCGCCTCGTCGGGGCTCAGCGTGCATATATGCCGACACCCGATGTGGAACATGCCCGCCGCCCTAGCGTCCGCGAGAGTCGGGTAGCCCTTCGTCCTTCCGGTGAGGCTCACCGTCCGGTTTTCCCAGGGGACACATAGGGGGCAGGCCGCCAGATGGGCAGAGAAGACGACCAGATCGTACCCATGCTCAAGCAACCTGAGCCGTGTTCCTTCCCGGAAAGAATCCATCGTCGCCTGGTGGACGGCCATCTCGGTATACGTCCTCATCGACCACTGGCGGCCGAGCCGATCGACGAACCCAGTGATGCCGCGCTCGGCGAGCTTTTCTTTCATCACTTTGGCCGATTGTTGGACTGCCTCCGACCCCAGGACCGCGCCCTCGGCGGCTTCGAGCTGGACGGCCCGGAACACGTCATCCACCCGCCGGCCGATCACGCCGTCCATGTCGACCATTCGCGAATAGGTGGCTTCCGCCAGGGCGGACGCAGCCTGCTGGTGGACGGTCCCGAAGCCCGCCGAGAGATGGGTCGAGAAAGCCATATCATCGGCGTAGGCCACGCCTTCGCGATAGAGGTATGGGACCGACTTTTGGCACCACTCCCGGGAACCCGCCAACAGATCCGCCCTCGCCGTCTTGACGTTGGCCTGGAGCGCCTGGAGGTATTCGGGATCGCCGCCACTGAGGAGGGCCCGGTTGATCTGCTTTTCGATCCGGGCCTCGCCCCGTTCGTATAGCCGGATCAGGTTCTCGGCTTGGGCGTCGGTCAGCTGGAGGATCTGGTCTTCGGTCTTCACGAAACCTCACCCGGCGGGATCTCAAGAGCCAAAGGTTCCAGTTCCGGCCCGCTCGGAGCTTTCGCCGTGGCGTTGGCTTTGATCTCGTCCATGATCCGATCGCTATCCTCCTGGGATAGCCCGAGCTCACGATGGGCCTGTTGTGGGGAGTAGATCCCGGCCCGGCACAATATTTCGAGCCGCTGAGCCGTCTCGGTCGGATCGGTGGCGAGCGACAGCTCCCAGTTCATTTGGATGTCCTCGGCCGCGATCGGCGGGAGCCCCGACGCCGGGGTCGCCAGCCGACCCGCTGCTTCCAGGACAGCGGGGATTACATCCCAGAACGCCGCCCGGAACCGTCTGAGGTGGTCCATCGTGGGCGTCAGCTCCAGCATCAGGGCCCGACCGCTGGCGACATTTGCGGAATCGATACCAGACACCATCGCGGCCGATAGCTCCGTCACGTTCACAAACGCAATCAGGAGATCGGTGAGCTCCTGGGAGATGTGAGGCGACGAATCCAGGGGAGCAGCGACGAACGCCACGGCCCGGGAGGCGTCCGTCTCGTCTCCCCAGACTAGGAGAGGCTTTTCGAGGTCCGTTTTGGTCCGGTCGGTGTAGGGGTCACTCTTGATGCTCCCCCTGGAGACCACTGTTACGGGCTTGGAGTGGCCCGAATGATTATAGCGCCGCTGGCTGAGTGCCATCTCCAGTGCCTCGACGATCGAGAGAGCCTCCGGCGAGAACGATGCGTCTGGGATGCCATATGCCTGGTCGGTGGTCCGGGAGTTCCAGACTGGGAACACGCACCATCCTGGCACCGGCTGGCTATCGTTCCCATCGAGATCGTAGCCCTCGAAAAGGTTCGCCTTCGCGGCGAGGTCACGTCTCACCAGTTTCCCGGCTTCGCTGATCTGATACAACCGATACTCTATGGTCGTCTCCGAGTGGATTTCGATTTTCATCCAGGCGGATTCTGAGCCGCTATCAGATTTTTCGGTCCATTGCGTGAACAGTACGTGGTACCTGAACTCGCGGTCGTCGTCGGGCCAACACACCGGGATCCAGCAATCGGGCCTCACCGCCCGGATTTTCACTGCCTCCCCGGATCGCGAAACCTTCAGGACGCCGACGCCGCACCGGCACCAATCAACACCGGCCTCTTCCAGAGTTAGGGGGAACCGATCGCGCGTCATCCAAGCCTTGAACCTGGCGTTCATGTCTTCCGAGGCCACCGACAGCTCCAGCTCGGGGAGTGCGCCGTTCAGGACTACCCCGACCGCCTTCTCTGGGAGGGGGACCCTGATGTGGAGCTTTTTCGGCCGGACTTCGACGTCTTTGTCCATCCAGTTCTTCATGACGAGAAACGAGCCCCGTCCCCCATTGAAAATGTCAATGTTGGCCGTCATCCTAGCGATCCGCTCGGCTTCGCCGATCGGAGGCCATGGCTTGCCTTCGTCCAGAAACGAAAGATCAGTTAGCATCATTCGTCCCGCTCCCTCCGGAGCTGGTCGTTTTCCGCCCCCCGCCTGGCGATCGCCACCCGGCAATCATCACAGATCGGTTGATTTTCGATGACGACACGACGAATAACCCCGCCTTCGAGGCTCTCCAGGGCGACCCGCTCCATCACGGGGGCGCGCGCGCCGCAACACATGCAGATCATTATCTCATCTCCCTAATCATATAACGGCAGCCATATCTTAATGCGTCTGGAAAATGGCTTCCGTCGTGTAGTGGCTTCTCCTCTTTACTATTCTCATCCCAACGATAATTATTGATGTATTTAATGGCGTTCGGGCAATCCGACGAGATCTTGAGCCATCCCTGGCTGAGCATCGTCGCCACGTCGAGGATGCCGTCTTTCACGCTGTTGTCGGCCCCCCGGATGTTCTCCACTTCGGCCCGCCCTGACCTCCTGCATTCGGTGATGAACGCCGCAGCTGACGGATCGCAGAGGATATCGGGGTATATCGGATGCCCCTTCCATCTGCATAATTTTATCAAGTCCTCTATATACTCCGTAGGGGCTTTCTGGCGGCCTCGGTGCTCCTTCGGGTCATAGTAGTACTCCCCGACCAAAAACCACGACCTGAGGGCATTCTGAGAAGGATTTTGTGCCAGGCCGTACAAACCTGCCGCGAAAGCGTCGGAAGTGCCGTAGTCGATGGAGACGACCCAGTCCAGGAACGCGCGGGGGCAGTCTCGGGCGTCCACCACGTAGCCGGCACCAACGTCGGGCCTGAAGAAGTCCCAGATCCGGCCCTCGGCGACGGTCCTCTGGCCGAGGATGTAGCGATCGTACCAGACCGACCCCTCAGGGAACATCCGCTTATACCGCTCCCTCGTCTCCTCAGAGAGAGAGGGGTTGTCGTCCATGGTGAAATGCAGATAGAAGACGTCCTTAGGGTCGAATTTGTCCAGCCAATCGACGTAAAACGGCTCATCTGGCCCCTCGGGGTTGAGGGATATCCAGATCTTCGCCCCGTCAATCGAAAGTCGCGCTATGCCCTGCTGAAGGAAGCTGATGGGCATTAGAATAGCTTCGTCGAAGAAGATCCCAGCCAGCGTGGCCCCTTGGATGAGATCCTGGGAGCGCTCGTCTTTTCCGCCGAAGATCCAAAAGACATTCTTGTGCCCTAACCATTCGATTTCGAGGAAGTTCTCGTTCGATGAGCGGTGATCGTTCACGATCGCCCCTCGGGCGAGTAGCATCCTCTTGAGCGGTCGAATGATATTACGCCGGGCGCTGCCTATCGTTTTTCCGCAAAACGCAAACTCGTAATCGTCAAATTCGGACTGAGCCCAACAGGTAAAAGAGAAGCTTCCGGTAAGCGTTTTGCCGCTCCGGACGGCCCCTTCCATCCAGATGATCGGCTTATGGGAGACGGGCGACTCTGGAAGCCACCAGGACAGCACCTTATAGCCCTTCTCGGAGAATATAGGCGACCACTGGAACGCGGCTTTAGCTTCCATCGGCGGCCTCCCCCTCCTCCTCGCATATCAGCTCAATCGACTGCCCGCACCGTGGGCAAGT